AATTCATTCCAGGTATCTGTAAAAGAAACAGAATATTTGCGTCATGCTAGTGGTAAATGTCCCCTCAAAACACAAATCTGTTCGTGTGAACATATCAAAATTGGTAATCATGTAAATTATGATTTAGAAACATCTGCAGGCATGTGCGGGTCATTATTGTCCGTTTCTAACCGCCTCGTGCATACTAAACTTATTGGTGTGCATGTTGCTGGTGGAAATGGAGTTAATGGTCTGGGAGTCTTAACAACTCGTCAATTGCTTGAGGATAATTTAAATAAATATATTGAAGAATTTGAAGTCCCACCTCGTTATCTTATTGATGGTAGAATGCCTTATAGTCAAAGCTATGTTGATGTTTACAAACAACCTGGCTTAATTACTAAAGGTGATTGTATTGCTGTTGGTACTGCTACTGCTGTTAATGCTCCAACTCAAACACAACTACAGCCATCAGCTGTTTTTGACCAAATACAACAACACATTACTAAACCAGCACATCTTCGTTCATTTGTTAAAGATGACAAAGTTATTGACCCTATGGAACTTGGTATTCTTAAAGTATTAGGTCCACAAACATATGTTGATCCTCAAATTTTAGATGCTGCGGTCAATGATGTATTCAATATTATTGGTAAAGGAGATACTACTGTTCTTACATATGAAGAAGCTATTCAAGGTATTGAAGGAAATAGTTATATTCGTCCAATTAATCGTACTACTTCTCCTGGGTATCCCTATAATTTAAATAACCCATCAAAGGGAAAAACTCATTGGTTGGGTAGTGGTGAAGAATATGATTTAACTAATACCGAATTGCGTGCTGATTTTGATAAATTGGAAAAAGATTCTTCTGAATATATAAGAGGAGAAGCTATTTCAATTGCAACTTTAAAAGACGAGAAACGACCATTTTCCAAAGTAGATTTGGGAAAAACTCGAGTCTTTGAAGCTTGTCCTCAACATTTGGTATTAGCAATTCGTAAGTATTATTTAAGTTTTGTTGCTCATATCATGAAAAATCGAATTGATAATGAAATTTGCGTGGGAATCAATCCATATTCATTAGAATGGACTAAATTGGCCCACAAATTACAAGAACAAGGTGATAATGTTATTGCCGGAGATTTTAGTAATTTTGATGGCAGTTTATCTCTGCAAATAGTTTATCGTATTGGTGAGAAAATAAATGAATGGTATGGTGATGACTCTTACAATCAAGCAACCCGTATTACATTGTGGGAACATATATGTAATGCTGACGTGCTTGTTCGTGGAGATGTTATTAGACAGACCCATTCCCAACCTTCGGGTAATCCTCTTACTGTTATCGTTAATTCAATTTTCAATTCAATAGTTATGCGTATGGCATATATTCAGCTTAAAATAGATCAGGGACTGTCACCACGTTGTGATTTCACCAAATATGTTGCAAATGCTAACTATGGTGATGACAATCTTCTAAGCATAAACCACAGAGTTCTTGACTGGTATAATCAAGAAACTATTACTGTAGCCTTATCCAAATTTGGCTTAACATATACCGACGAAACGAAATCAGGACAATTGACCAAGTGTCGAAAACTTGTAGACGTTGCTTTTCTTAAACGAAAATTTGTTATTCAACCAGATGGTACTTTCATGGCTCCCATGGATTTATCAAATACACTTGAAATTACAAATTGGATTAGAGGAAAAGCAATTCGTCTTGCAACAAAAGAAAATTGTGCATGTGCTCTGATGGAACTTTCACTACATTCCATGGCTATCTACAATCAATATAGCCAACTTATCAAAGATGCGTGTCAAAATGCTGGAATTTATTTGGAATGTCCAACATATTGGGAATGGATGGCGGAGTATCGCATAAATAGAGATAGTTATGCTGCTTCTCCATACACTCCTCTTTGGTAAACAAACTGTAAAATGTGACCCCTGCTCTACTTAATAACGGAAATACTTCGTAGAGTTATGCTATTTTACTTTTAAAATAGAGTGTTGCTGTGCTCTGGAGATACAGCTTTCCACTTTCAGGCGTACAGTCATAAACCCTGATCGTATATTTGACTGCTCAAAGTTATGATTTAACACAAAATACAACTGTTGATTCCGTTCGCGGTAATCTTTTGACCGACGTGCAAATGTCTTCCTTAACGACCCCTATGACTTCAAG